GGTCCGATCGGTTTTCGTCCGTATGGAGAGCGGTAGGTGACGCCGAAGCCGCCCCCGCCCCATCGGGGGAGCCGGGGGGGTCCAGATCGTTCACATCTATACGGTTCACATCCGAACCATCGACGATCGCCGGCAGATCGGCATCCAGCCTTTCACCCGAAAAGGTTGGATCGCTAGTAATATCAATGGCTTGTGCCTCGATGTACCCGAGATCGTTACCCGATCGACGTGCAGATAGCGCGCGCAGCGCATCGAGATGCAGCTGATGCGTGTGCGTGACGTTCGCCTCGACGATCTGCTTGTCGCCGTAAACCTTTGGCAACAAACGAGAAGCCGTCCACTTCATTGCGTCGATCGCCACGCGCGCCGCATCTGGAGGCAGCTTTCCTTCCCTAACCTCTTGAACCATAAAGGTAATTTCGTCTGCGTGGTTCAAGGCTCGCTGCTGGATTGCGCGCGCGTAGCGGTGTTCGAATACCGCGTCTTCGCTGATCCACTTCCATACGAAGCTGAAAGTCGGCATGTCTTCGTCTTGGCAGACGTTCTTAACCGCTCGACCTTCTGCGATGCGCCGACAGATTTCATCCATGAGTTCCGGCGACTTAATCGACTTCGGCCCCGGTTTCTTTTTGGCCTCCGCCTCGCTCACTTCGCCTTCCTCCTTGATCCGATCGGGAACCAGATGATGTTCCCTGTCACCTTGACCGCTCGTATGCGACCGCCGCTCCGAACGATTACGCGCCGCACTGACGGCTGCTCTGGTTCTGTTAGGTAGTCATCGGTCACGGCAGCGAGAAGCCTGTCTACGGCCTTCTCTGCCTCGTCTTCGTCAATTCCACGGAATGTCATCATCCAAGTCCTTGATGCCGACCTTCTCGACGGTCGCGCCGGGAAACAGTGACTTCGTCTCCGAGATGACGCGATTGCCTTGGAAGGTTTCCCATACCGTCAGCAGCTCGGCAATCGTCACGACATGCGCCGGATCGACGGCTTCCTTGGCGATCTTGTTCACGTCTGCTCGATCGAGGCAGATCGTGTAGACCGTGCCGCGATGTCGAGCAGACCAGACCGCATCGGGATAGTGTTTGTGACCGGCTTCGGTCGCAGCCTTGTCGAGCGCCTGCCAGCCACGGATCAGGACTGCCGCCTTGCTGACGACAGCCTCGAGATCGTTCGCCCTGATCGCGTCGTCGAGCTTCTCTCTGGCCGACGAGAACTTCGCCGCCATCTCTGGCGTGACGAGCCGCTGAAGCCTTCCGACGCCCCACTTGCCTTCCATCTCGACGGCAACCCGATCCAGCGGCTCGAGCGCATCTTGGATCGGCTTACGGTCGATCGGAAGCGGCATGAACGCCCGCTCCATCACCTTACCCATTGTCGTCCTCGTCGATGTCCATCTCGACCCAATCGGCGCATCTGTCTTTTGCCTGCGTTGTCGGCCACAGCGCGATCAGCACAGGCTTAGTGATCTCCTGTTCTTCTGCGACGACCCACGCCAGCGGCCTAGGTGCGTGATAGCGGCATTCGCCCACCATCCCGTCTATTTCTGGCTTCCAGTATTCGCACGATTGGCACTCAGCTTTTAACTTCATCTTCCTGTCCTCTCCTTCGCCCGATTGTCTAGCGGGACACCGGGACATCTCTATAGTGTGATGTCCCGTCCGTCCCGCTCGGGACATCTATCGCATAGCGTGTCCGTCCCGCCATGTCCCGCATGTCCCGTTTTCTTCTAAGCCTTTGAAATCCATGCCCAATCCGCCCACACAGCACATGTCCCGCTGCGCTGAAGAGCAGCGAAACCACGGTTGAACGCCTTCCGCTTGCTCTCAGGGTCCAAGATGGACCGTGCATAGAAAAATTCACGCCATAAACCCAATTTGACGCACACCGCATCGGACGGAATGCGCTCCAATCCGACCCTCTGTCCGCTGTCTTCGATCGCCTCCTTGAGCGCATCGAAGACGATCTTCTGGCCTGCTGGCAGACGGTTCGGATCAGCCTTGCGCTTGGCTGCAACGTCCTCCTGAAGCGGATGCACGACGAGCGATGTGGCGTCAGGATCAAGCTGTGACACGTGCATGAGGTCGAGCCGGAACGACCAGCTGAGACCGTCCATGCCGTCCTTCTGCTTCGTCGATTTAACCGTACAGACCGGCTCAGAGGCGTCGTCGTCGCTGATGCGCGTTAGCTCTAGCTCGGCGTCTACTGCGGCCAGCAATGCCGACGAGCCACGCATCCCACGGCTTTCGTCCTTGCCAGAGTGATGCACGACGCAGACCGCACAATCGAGCGCATCTTGCAGCGCCGCCATGACGGAGACGAACTGCATCATCTCAGCTGACGAGTTCTCCTCGCCGCCTGCATAGGCTCTGGCGAGCGTGTCGATGAAGATCACGGCAGGCTTGATGCTGCGCTCGCGGATCGCCTCGATCAGCGCATTAAGATCGTCTAGCGTCGATCGGAGGTTCATCTGCGCCTTGACAAAGTGAACTGGGAGATAGTCAGGCAGGCTGTAACGCTGCATGAGCGCATCACGGCGTCTACGGAGACCGGCACCGCCTTCGAGCGCCAGATAGACGACATCGCCCTGCTCTGTGTCGAGGCCGAACGCTTCACGTCCTGCTGCAACCATTGCCGCTAAATACATGGCGAAGAATGACTTTCCTGCGCCAGACTTTCCGTAGATGGCGCTGAAGGATTTCGCCGGCAGCATGTCCTTGACGAGCCACTTGACCTTCACGTCCTGCAAGTCGTGCCACGGGACGAGGTCGATGCGGCGTTTCTGCTGCTCCGTCGAGACCTGTTGCGCGACCTGTTCAGGATGCTGCACAGGTTGCACCAGAACTTGCGGCTGCATCGACATGAGGCCGATCTGCTCGATCACGTTCGGCTGCTTCGGCAGAACAGCGCGTGCTGCGGCCTTCCGATCGCCGTTGTGGTCGAAGATGGCGACGAGGTCGAACGGATCGCTGACGCGCCCTGAGAGCGGGTCTGCGGCCCCGTGATGGCTATAGACGCACCAATCGCCACGGGAGCCGCGATAGACGACGACGCCTGCTGTGCCGCTCTCAGAGCCGGGACGGATGAACCGGAGCCGATCGCCGTCCTTGTAGGCGAAGCGATAGCCTTGGCTCTCGAGCTTGCTGCGAACCCATTCGACGCCGTGTGCCTTGTTGAAGGCGTCGATCTCGCCTCCGCCAATGTCCCGCGTGCTTGGTGCGGCGACGATCTTTGCTTCGATCTGCTCGCGCCTGTTGCGCTCCTTGAGCCATGCCAGCGCCTCGTTCACGGGGAACAGGCCACCATCCTCGTTCACGTCCGAGAGGAAGGCGTCGGCGTTCTCGACGCGCGGGAGATACCACGGCTGCGACCACTTGCGGTTCTCGGTCACGTCAGCCAGCCAGACACCCTTAGCGTGCAGCCGATCAAGAACCCATTGCACGCAGGCATCGAGCTCCGTCTGCGACCGCAGGCGAGCCGGGATGACGATGCGATATTTCCAGTGCGGGGAACCCCCTCCGTTCACCGGCTTGTAGCTGTGCGACGTGTGCGCGATGAAGGCGATGCCCATCTCACGGAGCGCAGCGCACACTTCCGGCATGGGAGGTGCGCCAGAGATGATCTCGCCGGTCTCGGGGTCGATGCGGCTATCGCCATCAAGAATGACGAGTTCGGCGCTGCGGAGGTTCTCGTCCGCGCGCTTCGGAGCGACGAGATCGCCGCCACGGATGTAATAGGAGCCGTCCTTGCCGCCCTGCTTCGGCTGACGCAGGCGAGCGGCGAGCTTCTGGAATGTGTAATCCTTCACTGTCAGGACGGTGTCAGTACGCCCACCCACAGCGAATGCGAGCTTCATTTCATGCTCGGTGATGCTTTTGTTTTTCAATTCTGATACTGCTTCGGTCATGCCGTGGTCCCTACTCCCCCCACTGCGGCAGAAAACTAAGGGCAGGCCATACCCGTGAGCCTGCCCTTTTTTATTGCTTAGAACTCGTCGTCAGAGGCTGCAACGGGCTTCGGAGCGGGAGCGGGCTTTGCAGCCGGGGCAGGCGCGGGAGTGGCAGCTGCTCCGTCCATTGCTTCCGGCTTGGCGATCCACTGGACGATCGACCACTTCGGAGCCTTGAAGCGGAGTTCTCCCTGCGGGCTGTTCACCTTAACCGTCTCGAGACCGGAGACCTCGACCACCGGCACCTTGCCGGGGTTCGCAGCCTGATCGGCCAGAAAAGAGTTGTGGAGAGCGTCGATCGCCCGAAGCATGGTCTTCGACGAATGCGAGAACTCGCGCAGGCCGAGAGACTTCGAGTAGATGCGGATGCGGAACGCCTGCTTGTGTTCAGGCGACGGCTCCGCCGGCAGACGCTCACCGAACTTGACCATGTGGAAGTCGGGAGCGCCCGACGAGAACGACAGCCAGCCGACCTCGATGTTTGCGAAGTCGAATACTGCCTTCCACGGAACGCCAAGCTCCTCCTCGACGTTCTCCCACATCCCGTCGCCGCCCTGCACGCGATTGCGTGCGATGAAGTCGCCGCTCTTAGCGTCGAACTTCACGATCGGGAGGATGTCACCGCCTGAGCGGCTTTCTGTATTAAAACCAAGAGCCATAGAACCCTAGTCCTTCTAACCATAATGCTGCTGATCCCCGCAGCCGGGATTGCGTTAGAGCGTCGCTCCGTGCCACGCGATGAGAGCGGCATCGGCGCGCCCGTCATCCTTCTTGCGTGCGAAGAGCGGCGCGTATTTCGGGAAGAGTTCGACAGCACGCAGGCGCGATCCGTCCTTACCTCCGCGTGTGCCTGTGGATTTCTGCCACTGCTGCGGCGTGACGTAGTAGACGGGGATCGCCAGCGCAGCGAGGACGCCCTCGACCATGCCGACGCCACGACCGAACTGGAACATCGACGAGACGCCCTGCCCCGGCATGGCCCCGACCTTCTCGACATAGGCGACAGCTGGCGAGAAGTCGTCGAGCGCCTTGGCGAGAAAGGTGGGGCTGATCTCGCGCATCAGCTTGCCGCTGCGCTCGATCTCCATGACAGGCATGTCGATGATTTCGAGCGCGCCTTGCTCCATGTCGAAGAAGGCGAGCGCACCTGATGCGCCGGGGTCGATGCCGACGATCATTGTTCTTGCTCGATTAGAATGTCTGCGCCGACC